GAAAAAGAAGAATTTGAAACTATAAAAAAGCCATGGGGTCGTATTAAGCAACCAGAAAAAGAAGAATTTGAAACTATAAAAAAGCCATGGGGTCGAAAAACACAATCCCAATCAGAAATTGAAAATGAGTCTTGGGAAAGAAAAGAAAAATCAAGTTTTAAAAATAAATCTGGTACAATTCATACATCATGGGAGAGAAAAGACTCAAAACCTTTTATTAATAAACCAGGTGCAATACATACATCATGGGAAAGAAAAGAACCAAAAAAATTTAATAATAAAACAGGAACAGTACATAAATCTTGGGATCGTAAAGATACCAAACAAAATAAAAGAAAAAAATAATAATAAAGATATATAATTATTTAAAACTAGCAAATTTGATTCAGAATCAAACTTAAAAATATAAAAATATAATATATCATGATTTATATTATATTTATTATATATATTTTTTTAGAATTATTATACATTATAAGATATTTAATATTATTTATAAAGCTAAATAATAAAAAAATTAAATATGATAAAATAAGTAAAAATATGAAAAAAGCTTTTTTAAATGACTTGTATACAAACAATTATAATTATTTGAATATAGAGAATATTTTTTTTAATAAATTACAAATTCAAAATATAAATAAAAAAGATATTATAAAAACTTATTATGAAATATCAACAAATTATTATAAAAATCTAAAATATTTAAAAGTATTATCTAAAATTTTTGATAAAATTGAAAAAAAACATAAATTAATATTTTCAAAAACGTCATTAATGTCTAAAAATAGATTAAAGTGGAAAAAAATGACATTAAATTCTTTGTATTCGCCATTTTTATTTGATACATTGAAATTATTTTTAAGAATTTATAGAAATAATTATTTATATAATTCAGGATTTACTAAACATAATTTAAATAAAAATTATATAATATGGACAAATAAATATGATATAAAAAAAGGTATTCCAATTATTTTTTTCCATTGTTCGGTTGGAGGATTAGTATTTTATGAAAAATTATTAAATCAATGGGGTGACAAATTTAATTTAATATTACCTGAAATACCAGGAATATCTTGGCAAAACGACACTTCTGAATTACCATCTATGAAAGAAATGACAAATATGTTATTTAATTTTTTAACAAATAATTATGGTAATATTGATAAATTTATTATAGTAGGTCACAGTTTGGGATCAAATATATGCTCATATGTAATAAATTCAAATCCAAATATAATATGTAAAGTATTATTAATTGAACCTGGTGTATTTATACCTGATCTATTAATAAATTTCTCTGATTTTAATAATCTATCTATTCTTGATATTAATATTTCTGAATTGATATATTTCCCCATCTATTACGGTTCAATATTTGTTCAATATTATTTTCAAAGAGAATTTTCATTGAATAATATGTTGTTTTCAGATATACTTAAAAAATTAAAATTAGATATACATTTTATTTATTCAGGAGATGATAAAAAATTAATACCAAAGTATCAAATAAACTATATAATTGAAAATAATATAAAATGTAAATATACAATTTTTAAAAAATATACACACGGCAGTCTAATAAATAAACACAAAATGATTAATTATTGCACAGAAATTTTAAAAAAATGGATATAAATATATCTTTATTATAATTATTATAATTGAGATAATCTTATGGATAATCCTAGAAAAAAAAGAAAATTAATAATTAATAAACTTGTTAATAATTGTTTTTCACAAAATAAATTTAATAAAGATAAAGTTATTATTTTTGGAAATGAAATTATTTTTACTGTACCAAGTAGTAGTAAAATTGGTAAACATCATGTAGTCAAATTTAATATATCTAATCAAAGTGATTTATCTATAACATGTACTTGTAATCCTAATAAAAATGTATATTGTAAGCATGTAAATTCATCTATAATAACTTTTTTATCTAAATTTATTAAATGTACACAAGATAATCATGATTCTACTGTAAATGAAAATGAGATTAATAAAAAATTAAATAATTTAACAGATATATTAAATGATTCTTTAAAATTATAAAAAAATAAATTATAATATATATATATATATATATTATAATGAAATTAAAAAAAATTACACCACAAACTTTATTGAATTTATTTGATCATCATAATATTGCAATAGTAAATTCTCTCGGAAATGATATTCATATTAATAAAACAGATTTAAATACTTCAAATTGTTTTGGAAAAGACTTTATAGATTTACCTAAATCTAAATTAAAGAAATTTAATCTAGTTGTAGTTTATTGTGCTAATTATACTTGCCCTGCTTCACATACATATGCAGTTAATCTTATAAATAAATGTGAAGACTTGACAGATAAAGTATTATTATATGAAGGTGGTATTAATGAATGGGCAATGTTATCATTAACATTTAAAAATACCTATTCTATTTATAATTCTGAAAAAAATAGAAAACTTGAAAAATTAGAAATAGAAAAACAATTCTTAAAAATGAATCATAGAAATGAATCAACTAAAAATACAAAATACCCTGAAATAGTTTTAGAAAATCAAAATTTAAATTTAGATTTAAAATTTTCTAAAAATAGTAATTCAAATGAAATGGAAGGAAAAGTATGTGTTGTTACAGGGGGGACAAGTGGTCTTGGTTTAGAAGTAGCCAAAAAATTATTAATTAATGGTGCTAAACATGTTACATGTACATTTTACAATAATACTCAAAGAGCAAGTAAAGTTAAAAAAGAATTAGAAACAAAATTTGGTAAAGATAGAATCTATATATTAAGAGCAGATGCCAGGACAGTTGAAGGAAATAAATTAACATTTGATTTAAATTTAAGAAAAAAAAAATTAAAAATTGATGTTGGTCCTATCCATTGTGTAGATATTAATGCAGGAATTTTTGGTCCTGCTAATTTACATAAAAAACATATTTTCAACATATCTGAAAAAGATTATCATAAAACTATTGATACAAATTTAACAGGATATTTTTTATCAATGAAATACTTTACACAACAAGCTATTAAAAATCAGGTTCGTAATGCTTCAATTGTTTGTATTAAAAGTATTTATGGTAGTACGGGATCATTATTTTCAAATACTGCCTATCAAACATCTAAACACGGTGTTCTCGGTTTAGTCCACCAATCAGCAGTTGAATTAGCTAGACCCAACGACCAATTTAAATTAAAATACCCAATTAGAGTAAATGCAGTATCACCAACTTTTACAACAACTGCTTTAACTAAACCATTTTTAATGAAAAGTAAAATAGAAAGATCTATTTCAAAATCAAACCCATCTTCTAAATTGGCATTAAAAAGTGATGTTGCAGAGGCGGTAATATTTTTAATGAGCGATAAATCAACATCAATTACTGGAATTGATTTACCTGTAGACTGTGGTGTTCTTGCAGAGTCTATTCCTAATTATGAAGAAGTTGATAAATTAAATAAATCAGGTATAGAAGAATTATCTTGTTGTGGTGAATCAGTCTAAAATTAAGAATTATATTTTTTATAATTATACAATATACTATCAAATTGAGCAATTTTACTTTTTTTTGAAATAGCATTATCAGTTATTATATCTTGTAAAATATTTATAATATTTCCTATTTGTTCATCTTTTTGTTTTTCAGTTAATTTTTTATAATTTTTTTGATTAACTTCCTTGATTTTTTTTCTTGTATTAACTGGTATATGTCTTTTATTATATAATAAAATTCTTAAATTTTCTTTTATTGTATTTATCATATCATCTTCTTCCTTTTTATTTAAAAATTTTGTAAATTTTGTCCTGACTTTTATTGGTAATTGTTCCATAATTTCATCAAATTTTTCTTCCAATTCTTCAATTTTATAATTAACAATTTCATCTAATATTTCATCACTATTTCTTATTTCCCATTCGATACCTGTATATATCAAAACATATTTTTCTTTAATATTCGGTATATAAATATTATGGTATTCTGAAGATTTTTTATTAAAATGACTTGCTTCAATCAATTTAGGTATACATTTAAATCCACTATTTAATATTTTCAAATAAGATTCATCTGATAATTGAATTTTATCTTTACCATTGTAAGGTAAAACAAAAATATTATTGAGAGAATTTATTGATCCATTATTATTGTTTAAATTTATATTATTTAGAGTTATATTTGTCGTATTATTAATTGTATTATTTGTAGTATTATTTATTGTATTAGTTGTTGTATTATTTATTGTATTTTCTGAATTATTTGTATTCTCTAAATAAATTTTTTTACATTTTTTTTTATGCCTAGAAACTGATGATTTATGATAAAAATGTTTATTACAAATATCACAAGAAAAAATTTTTTTTTTTAAACAATCTTTTTTTTTATTAATATGTGTCAAATAATTACTTTTTTGTGTAAAAATTTTATTACATTTATTACACCTATATTCAGGCATGATATATTAATATTATATTATTATTTATATAAAAATAATAATTTATATTATTTATATATTATAATGAATAATATAGAAAATTATTTATTTGATATATTTTTTTGGATAACTGCTTATTATTTAGTTATATATAAAAATAAATCTAAAATATATGAAATTGCAGTTATATTATTAATTTTTTCTCATATATTAATTTTTATTGATAGATACATTTATGGAACTGAAATAAAGTGGCCAATATTTTGTGAAATTATTGCAATAATAATTGGAGCAGTATTTATATATGAAAGTAATCTAAATAATAATATATTACTATCAATTTTAGGAATAGTTATAATATTAGGTCATATTACAAAAATTAATTATCCAGATTCTTCATATTATTATTGATTTTTTATAATATTTTTTACTTTATTCACAAGTTCTCTATTACCTTTTATTTTATATTTTCCATTATCCATTGATATTATTTCAACGTATTTATCACCTTCTCTATATATTTTTCTTGTTTCTTTTGTTTTTTTTCCATTAATATTATTACTTGTAGAAATATTTGTAAATTCTTTCCCATTATTATTTAGATAAGAATTTGAATAAGAAGAAAAACTTGAATTACTATTAAGATTATTAAAAGATGATTTAATTTGATCTATTTCTCTATTAAAATTATCATATATCGAATCATGTGTATTATGAAAAAATATATTTGATAAATTAGATATAACAGGGGGGAAATCATTTTGATTCCTTAAAATATTATTTATTTGTATTCTTCTCGGATCATTCCTATCTAATTTATTATATTCATTGGCTATTTTTTCTGATGACATATCTTTGTACATAATGTAGTATATATATATATATATATAATAAAATTTTTATAATTATATTATATATAATGTTATCTGTTATTGAAAAAAAATTAAAATTAAATAAAAAATTTAAAGATAAGTTTTCATTAGAAGATAGAAAAAAAGAAGCTAATAAAATTAGAACAAAATATCCTGATAGAATACCAATAATTATAGAAAAAGGATCAGAGTGTCCAGATATAGATTATATTGATAAAAATAAATTTCTAGTTCCAAATGATCTTCTAGTAAATCAATTATTGTATGTCATAAGAAGAAGAGTTAATATTAATGCTGAGAGATCTTTATTTTTATTTTG